GCGACATTAGGCCTCCAAGAGCTGCCTGAATAGCCTTTTGGTCATTACCGAAAGACGTTCCAGTATCAGCAGGTCTAATAAAGGCATTAACAATCTTTACACGATATTTAGAATCAATAGCTGTACGGCCACTTTCATCTCCAGCAAGCGGCTCCCAACCAACGCTTCCGATGGTCTGACCGGAGCCATATTCCTCACCAAGCTGATGACCGAGCTTATCAAAGTAAGTGATCTTTGCACTCTTATCATAGAGGTTCGGAGGATCCAATCTTGCCACGCCGACTGTTTCAGCAACCGTGGCTTGCGTCTGGGATACTGCCGTAGCACTAATATCAGTATCAGGTGAGGAATCAAACCCAGCTGTAATTTTTGCATCAGTCTTCTTGCGAAGTCCTTCAGCAGCATCAGCAGCAGTCATGTTGCTTTCAAACTCCAAGACGAACTTGAACGGAACGCTTGAACTGAATCCCCAAGATTCACCAGCCTTAGCATTTGTGATCGGAGGGGTCATTCGTACATAAGCTCTGTTCTCAGATCTTGTCGGGCCTCCCAAGAGATTAGCATCATTCGTAGATCGTCTTCCCTTAGAAGTATAAATAGAAGCCAGCTGGGCGTACTTCAGGTAGTCTACTGTTGCGCCAGCCTTGCCTGTATACGCCGGAAGTCGCATGATATAATTGAAGTCAAGAAGAATATTAGGATCGTTAGATTCGTGGTATTCGCTCTTGAAGTTTACAGAGAATTCCGGGATATCGGCAGATCCGCCTTCAAGCTTTACAGAACTCCAAGGAGCCGAAGTCGGGAAGATCCCAACATACCTACCCCAATGGGCAATGGTATGGTTGTCAGGCTCCATCACGAAGTAATACATCGCTCCCAGATAGTCGATCGTACCCTTATTGTAGCTCTTGCGTTCGCAGTCGCCCTGACCTTCTTTCATTATTTCTATGTACTTCATCCATGCTGTAATAATGTTCATGAGCAGCAATTCTTTAGTATCATAGAAGGTGACAGAGAAGTCATTTCCAATGTAGCTCTTTCTGGTGGTAGTGCCAAACTGTGTACGGCCACCAAAGCTATTTTCCCATCCTTCCTTAACATCAAGGTTCAAATCAGGAATATTTGTACTCTTGACAAGATTGGAGAAGATGTAAGAAAAATAAGGATGCGCACCCTTGTGGGTATAAACTGTATTCGGGAAGTTCTCTCCCCACGTATCAAGCAGATAATTGTTGTTGTAGTTAAGCTGCGTGATGATTTCTCCGGCAAGGGGATGGTTGTGGTATCCCATCAGAGACATAGCATTCTGAGTGAGATTCAGATCCGGCTTGACGAAGAAGAGATGGTACAAACCATTCTGGAAGTAGTCAATTTCTCCGCTAGGGATCAATTTGTTCACTCGGAACATAGAAATCAGATTCTCTTCCCCAAAGAGTTGGCGACCATCACGAAGCCCATACCACAGCGGCTTAGGGGCAAAGTCATCAGTGGTGTTGCCCACCAGACCGCCAGTTACCTTATCAAAGAAATTATTATTCTCGTTAAGAACTCCTTCAGAGATGCTCATAAGAGAATCAATGATGTTAGGCTGTCCTTTGCTCTTTACTTCGCTGTTAGATAGAGTCTCATTGTTGTTGTATACCACTCCTCCGAGGAGTTGAGCATCTAGATCTTTCTGATCAAAGTAGCAAAGATGCTTGATATGCCCAATAGTGGCTCCTAGATTACTAGGAGATTTAAAGATCTGGGTATGCAGATTCTGAATCTTCTGGAGATAAGTACCATCGTCAATTTGCTCGCTCTTCTTCTGAGGATCCATCAAGCAGGTAGCAGCCAGAAGCATATCTCCCTTTCCAATGTTGGAAGAATCCTGAGACAGCATGAATCTATTGATCAGCTGAGAGGGCTTATAAGTGTTGATAGCTTCCATAGTCTGCTGGCCAGCAGTGGTCTGATTGAAGATGCTAGTAACCTTATCCAATACGTTGAATCTGTTTCTGGTGCTATCCATCAGCGCCATAACTTCTTCGTCAGTCATGGGTTTACCAGTCGAGCACAAAACATCGGCAGCTGTCCAAGCCAGCGTATTAATATCCTTAGCAGCGCTCTGAAGCACTTCAGCAGCTAAATAAGTAGAAACCCCAGATTCTTTGGATACAAAGTCCGTAAGATACGTCGGGACATCTTCAAGAATTTCGCTTAGAACATCGTTGGTTCTCTCGGTATTGCTACCAGAAGACATAGGCTTAGCCAAGAACGAAGCCGAAGCTATCGATTCTTTCGGGTCTGACAGAGAGTGCGGAGTGCCTTCAACAGTTTCCACTGCGGATTTAGGATCTTCAAGAGTTTCCACCGGATCTCTCGTTTCAATTACTCTCTTGATAAGCTCTGAGAATGGAGGAGGAGTTGTTTCAAGATCCAATTCTCCAGTCTCACTTCTGCTCATTATCGGCCTTATGTTGTCGAAGTAAGTCTCTGTGATAGTAGCCATAACGCCAGTATCAAGAACTTGGTAGCTATTTCCGGATCCTACGCTGGATCCTGCCGAGCTCGACAACGGGCCATAGGCTCCAAGGTTGGAGTTAACGCCAGCGCTCTTAGACAGTTCACCATAAGAACCACCATTCACGCTGATTCCGGCATTCTTAGCCAACGGGCCATAAGATCCGCCGCTCATCTTTTCGGCAAGAGCTCTTTTTACCTCTTCGTTTATAACATTCTTGTAAACTTGAGCCAAACGATTCTTTGCCAAGTTATAATTACCGCCGTTGCTTAAGGCAACAGCTTCTTTAATTTCTTTTCCATAAGCGTCAGACTGATAGAATTTAATTTCTATAGGATTCTTATCGATACCGAACACATCTTTCTTTATGAAGTCATTAAGATTTTTAGAGACTGATTCGATAGCTCCATATACAGTTTCCTTGACGTCGCTAACAAAGTTAGAGATAGGAGTCAAAATCGGAGAAAGAGCTTTATCTAAAGCTGCGCTCATCGCAGACATAGCAGTATTTTCTAGTCTAGCCGCTTGGTCGGCTACAGCCAATCCAACGTTAGTAACTGCTTCTCTGGCGGCTCCGAGGGCTGCTCCAGCTACGGCATCAGTTAATTCCTTTAAGAAACCTTTTCCTTTGCTCTTTAGATCTTCAGCCAGAGAAAAGGTCTTATTAAGATCTATCCAACAAGCTGCAAAAGTCTCATTTTCAGTCTTCAAGCCAGCCCAGTAAGAGTATGTCTGGCTAGTTTTGACATTAGCTAAAGGATTGCCAAAATTCCAAGACGGGCCTTTACCGACAGAAGAATTACCGAAAGTCTTGTTTCTGTTAATGTCACGAGATCTTAAAGCGTCTATGCGCTTTTTGTCTTTTTCTCGTTCTTCATTAAGTTCAGTTCTTCCAGCCTTTACTTGAATGGCATGATACTCGTTATCTTTTTCTCCTTCTCCGCTAGTTACATTAGACTGGTCAGGAGCAAATCCGGCAGTTTGGCCGTCATTATCGTCAACATCCAGAGATGTAATACTCTTTGGAATAATCTTAGCTTTCTCTTTGAATTCGCTGTGGCTCTTGTCGGCATTCCCAAGATCATTCTGAATGCTCTTGTCTTCACTTTTAATAGCCTTAAAAAGCGCTTCAGGAGTTTTAGCTAGCTTAGCTTTTGTGGCATCGTCGTTCTGCTTCTTGGTAGCCGAATTGACTTTATCGGCTAGAGCAGATACTGCACTAGAGGCAGCGGCGGCAGCTGCTGCAATTCCACTGGTGTCCATCATTCCTGGCATATAAAATTCCTTTGAATCTAATATGGAGTTTTTAATACTGAAATACCCTTATATTACTATAAGCTGAATACGTGCTATATCAGCTTAGCTAATAAATTGGATCCGTCCTGAATCTTTTGCCGCCTATCCGGCGGAGCTAACACAAGGAGATTTTATGTATAAGACCATACCTAAATGTCTAACATCCTAGCAATTTTGGAAACCTTCCTCAAGGGTTTCTTAGATCGATAGGCACGTTGGCTTGAGATATAGTCCGTGACCCCTGACATCCATAGTGGTGGCTTGTAACTTGAGAATTTTGACTGATGGGCCGTTACTCATCCAGGACGGTCACAGATAATTGTGCTTGGTTATAGCTACAACCGTCGGACAGCACTCTGCGAAATTTTTTAAAAGTACAGAACTGAAGCAAAGGTAGACTAGCCGTGGCCATTAACGGATTGCTACGTTAATAGGTATCAAGAAAGTGACCGGGTGTCATCCCGGAAGATCCACATCGGTTAATCTCTCTGGAGAGGGAATTACAATGCCGGAGCTTGTGTGGCAGTTTCAGATGTACTACGATTCTGGGTACTGGCAGCTCAGAATTAGTTGTAGGATAATCAAGATTAGATTACTGTGAAAACGGGCCGGATCAACCCGGTTCCGTTCTTTTTTTATTTAGAGTAATAGGAAACTCATTATTGTCAAAAATTTAACAAGGTTATAATCATGGCTATTTCTATAATTGGCGATATCATTAAAGAAATTCGCGGTTTGATTAATGACAATTCTACCGGCGAAGCTAGAGCCACGTCCAAAGAAGTTACTAATCTTATTGCTGGACGTCAAGTCTTCCGCTTAGATGCTTCCATTGCTCGTCAAGCTCGCAGAAATACCGCAGTATTTCCAATTCTTGCGGTAGACTCAGTAGAACCTGAGCAGCTTTTTAAGCTTCAGAAACGTCTCGAAGCTAATATCGCTTCCATGCTCCTACTATGCGTTCAGAATGGAAATGACATGATTGACATGACCACTCCTGACGGAAAGCGTCAATTCATCGATATGTACACTGGCGGTGGTCAGGGTCTGATGGAAGACGGAATTCCCGGATTGAGCGGTGTTGTAGGATCTGAAGGTTCTAATCCGCTTTTGAATCCTCGCAATTTCCAGAAAGCTGCTAAGGCTGCATTCGACGTCTTGAACAATGACTTTGAGAATGATCTGGACATGAGCCTCATCTCTTATCCGAAGCTTGGTTGGTATGATGATGCCTCCAATCTTGGATCCAATGGCGTTGGAACCGTAGCTCCGGTCTCCAGTCCAGCTCCAGCAGGTGGCGTTACCACTTGGAATCCGCAAGATGAAGAAGCTGAAGATTCCGACTCTCCGAGCGCAGATGACTTTATGGAAATCGGCTCTGAAGCCTATGGTGGTCGCCGTGCTCTGGGTAACGAAGAACGCAAAGAGGCCGCAAATCGTAGAAAAGAAGCTCGCAGATCTACTGTCGATGATGTCGAAGAAGACAGAGAAGCCAAAGACAAAGAGAATAAAGCCAGAAGTGAAGGCTGGGAAAAGGAGATGGGCAAGATCCAAAAGAAGGGTGACGACTCTGAACCTACAGTGGTGAGTGTTGAAGTCCTTCTCAAGGATGAGCACGGCTACGCAGGCAAGACCAATATGGCCTTTGGCGTTAAGACCACTCTCCATATGTTCCAAGCTTCTGAAATGGCTGAAGCTATCAAGGACACTTACTCTGAATCTAGCCTCTTGATCCGTTTGATTCGTTGGCGTGCTGGTGAGCTTTCTTTCATTAAGGACGTGCTCCTTAATATGAAAGAAATTAAGCAGACAGTTTCTGCCAAGCTGAACCGCCGTAATCAAACTGGCCCGAAGGCTATCTTCGCAAGTATGCGATTCAAGATTAAGAATGCCGTCATGTCTAGTGCCGCAGCAACCAAGGATGGAAAACTTCTTCCGACTGCTATCTTGTGCGTGACTATGGACGAAGTCGAAGAAGTTCGCAGAACTTGTGGTAAAGATTTCTTCAAGAAGATGAAAGATGCTCGTGAACTGTGTGAAAAGCTCGGTTTGTTTGGTATTGTTATCGTGGAATCGGCATCTAACTCTTACTACAGCTTCTTTGATGATGGCGCAGTAAGCTACACCAAGAACACCTTGAAGAAAGAAAGCAAGAACGATGATGAAGGCATTCTCCGTGCCGTATTTGGAGCGCTGAAGCGCTAAAGGATTGAAAATGGAACTCGGATACGATTCTGTCATTAAAAGCATTCCTTACTTCGAAAATAAGGAAATTGCTCTAGAAGCCACTAATATCTTTGGCTCTTTGATGAATGTTTGCAACAAGCTTGTTAACCGGACTGTAAAGGCTCTGGTTAAAAACAAGTCTGACAAGGTTCTCAAGGATATCTCCAAGAGTGGTGGCGACATCAAGAAGTGTTCCTTCTACAAAGACAGCAAGATTTGCATGGATGCTCTCGTTATGATGTCTCGTCGTGGCGGAGGTGGAAAGAAGTTTATTCTTGATCTGGTGGCGATCCACGATTGGCTGATCTCTAGCTCCAAAGAGCTCAAAAACATTTGTAGCAAGCGGACTACCAATCATGTTGGAAACCAGTTCTACATCTCTATGGTCATGGCTTGGGCATACGGTGTATCGGTGGGTATCGTTACTTGTACAACGACTGGCAGCACTGGCGTGATCACTTGGGAAAAGCAGGACAAGGTTTCTAAGACTAAGTATGGCCAGATGATCCACAAGCTGGCTACCTGCGTTCGTAACGGAAAGCTAGACGACGCTATCAAGCGTGTAGCTTCTACTAAGAATGCTAGCGAAAGCGGCTTAGCCTTTGCAGCTGTGGTTGCCGTTGGTGGCGCTCTCTTGCTTCTTTACTTTGTTCGCTACATCATCATGCGATTCTTTGAACTCCGTGGTGGAATTGCGGACTGGCTTCGTAATCAGAGCTACTTCGTGAAGCTCATCTCTGATAACAACAAAGGTATCACTGAAGAACAGCGTGCCAAGCAGCAAGAAGATGGCAAGATGCTTGAAAAGCTTGCTGAAAAGATTGACGTTGACCTTAAGGAAGAAGACGATGTTCCGGATTCTTCTGACATGTTCAATCGTGAATCCGAAGCTGTGGTAAGCGAAGCTCAGAAACCAGCTCCGAGTCAAGTAGAATCCTTTATGGGTCAGGATAATCCTCCTGAGTCCAATGGGCCTAGCGTTCCGGTATCCGGCCTAGACTTCTAGCGTATATGCCGTAGCTTGAATGGCTACGGCATAACACTTTATTGAAATAGAAGGTATTTATCTATGAAAAAAGATTTTAAATTTCTAGAAATTACGGCTGCGTCTAGTGGTCGCCAGAAGATCATTGACGAAATGCTCAGCTCTGCTAAAGAAGTAGAGAAGAGCTGGAAGATCGCTCGTGAAGGTGGCGACCTTGTAGAAGTCGAAGAACAGAATACCAAGCTTTCGAGTTCTAATGCTGTTATCATTCAGGCTATCATGCTTGACTGTGGCAAAGTATTTGGCGAAATCGCTGAGTATCTTGAAGACAGCCTTATTCGTCTCGATGAAGGTCGTTCGATCAATGCCATTCAGACTGAAGAATCTCGCAAGAAACGTGTAGAATTCTCTATCTACCCGTGCGAACCGATCTACTATGTCTTTGAAAACATGAGCAAGATCACCAAGGATTTCTGTCAGTACTCCAATCTTCTTGGTAACGCCATCAAGAATCTTCTATCTGGATCTATGGAAAACCAGTGCGAAAAGGTTCAAGAAGCCGAATCGGCTTGCAAGGAATTCATTAGCTTTGTGAACATGGAAAAGATCTTTAAGGTCTCTCTCTATGACACAATGACTCCGTATCCTGAAGCCATGAGCAGCGGCGATGCAGTTATCTTTGCTCGCAAGCTGTCTGAAGCTCTCAGGGTCTTTATCCAAGATGGATTATCTCTCTGCGAAAAATTCAAGATTTTCTCTAAGCGTTTCTCGGCATCAGAGAATATGCCAGCCTTCCATGACATGAGCATGGAATGCCGGAAATTGTTCTTTGTGTTGTGTCGAGCAATCAGGTCTATGACTCCTGCGTTGCTTACGATGTCTAGGAATTTTGTCAAGGCCATGCACATGGCTAACGAAAATTTCTGGTACATCAAGACCACCGTTGAAACGACAATTTAGGAATAAGTCCCGTAGCCTTCGTGGCTACGGGATAATTTTATACTCGGACGATACTGAATTTGGTAATGAGCTTCATGAGCTTTCCAGAATCCCGAACGTCTTCGCTAGGTTCTACAGAGATAAAGGTGTGCTTATTATTTAGTAAGCGATATTCACCAGTGTAATCTCGGTTTACGTCGTAATCAAATTTTATCTTGATATTCTTTGCGATATCAAATAGATTCATGTCGCTGTTGTCTACGTCTATCGTGATGGCTTCTACGACTTCATTGATTTCCATAGCTACAGCGGATCCAAGATCTTCTCTGTTGATTCCACTCCAGAAGTATTTTTCCTTAGGCTTAAAGTCGCTCTTTACACCACCTCCACCGGGAATATCATTCTGACTGTTTTTGAAGTTCAGAGTAATCTTTTCGCCAAAGATCTCTTTTAGAGTGACATCCTTTATGGCTATAACTGGTCTGGATACAGTGTAAATGGTAGCTTGATCTTTGTCTATAGCTGTAGATTTAAACATTCCAGATTGAGGGCCGCTAGTACTTCCGTTCTGAAATACGATTGTAATATCAGTTACAGGATCTTCCTGGCTCTTTACTTTTTCGACTCTATCACAGATTGTCAAGGCATCAACGCTAGTAAAATAGATAGCTCCGTTCTTATAAATCCCGTAGTTGGTATCAAGATACTCGATGGCATCTTGGAAATTCATTGGAGGAATTAGGATCTGTTCATACTTCTGAGTGTTAGAAGGCTTACCAACGCAGATCCTCTTGTTTCGACTACTCTTTGAAATCAGGTATTGAAGTACGTCGCCAACTGTTGCATCCTTTGCAATAAAATTGAACAGATTTCGGTTAGAATTAAAGCCATCTTCGTCTACCAAAGCAAATGTAACTCTGGTTATGCTGTCTGAAGTGGAAGTATTTGTCGGTTCTTTGCCAGATGCGTCTTCAGATGGAGCAGCTTTAGGAATTCCTACGATGATAAACGGCTTATCTTTCCAAATCGAAACTGGCTTTCTGTCTGTATTCCGATCGATCGATTCATATCTGTCGATAGACAAAATGATTCTAGTATTCCTATAGTCATCTTGAAATGATCTGTATATACTAGATGAAATTCCAAGTGTCAGGTTACAAGAGCAGATGTCTGCTTTGTCATACATTTCGATCAGATCCATGCTGATGATGTAGTCGCTCAAAGGAATGCTCTCGTCATTCTTTTCCTTGAGATACTTTACCTCGGCTTTTCCGGTTATACGATAAGTATAGGCTTTAGCATTAATGCTAATTGGAGATAGATTTCGTTTTTGGGCTTTAGATAGAGACGCATTAGAGGATCCGCTATCTTTAAGACTAATGTTACCTGCCATAATTAGGATCGCCTATTAAAAGGTTTTCGATATCAATGGGGAATATAGAGAACCATTCTCTATTTATTTTCTTGAGACTTTCAATATCGTGCAAGTCTGTAAGCTGACTTAAAATCTCTGCCTTGTAGCTTGGAGTAATAGTACTAAGTCTGAATCTGTTAAAGTCAAAGTCATTGAAATTCTTCTGATAAATATCTAGACCTTCTTGACCAAACTTTTCGAGTACAGCTTCTTCTACGGATTTTCCGTTTAAAGATTTAAGGAATTTTCCAGCCTTGGCCATTCGCATAGAACCTACACCCGGATAATCGGGGCGACATCCAGACAGAGCCATCAACTCTTCAGGTCTGTTGGCTCCAGCCATAGCATCGCTATAAGACTCTCTAGTGACAACTCCAGTTCCACGTTTGCCATTCAAGAATACGCCGTATCTAGCTTCAGATCCTCTGCATAGCAACAGCGGAATATCCTCACTAGCAATTCCAAAGACCAGATTGCACTCATCCTTAAACGTGATGCAGCTCAGAAGTGTCATGATGCTGAATCTGGATCCTACACCCTTCGTATCTACAAAGTAGGTTCCGGGTAGGTACTTGGTTATCATCTTGAGGAAATTGATTTCGCTTTCAATGTATCCAGCTGAAATCTTTGTCTCTTCATTCTTTCCAAAAGATGAAATCTCATCAGAACTTGCGCAGAAGAATATGCTAGGAACCTTACCAAACTTCCAGAAGAAATGTCTGTAATAGCTTGCAAAACTCAATACTCCGGACACAAACTCCATAGTCTGAAACTCATGGTGCTTGCTGTGCAAAACCATCTCGTAGAATTTCCTCATATCCAAGAAGATATGGGTCTTGAGATTCCAGTTGAAGTTAACTGCGTTGAAAGCGTCATAAAGCAATTCAAATTTTGCTTTTCTAAAGTCGAATAAGTCTCTAAGACTCGTGAATATTTCAGGTTTCATCATAGCAATTCAACGTTCCAGCGGAGAAAAGATCCCAGAGCCCGTCTGGCTCTGGGAGGTGCTTAAGCCTTGTCGGGGTTTTCGGACTTCAGCAATTCCGCTAGGTCTTCATAATTTTTGTCCAAGACCTTAACATATTTAAGCTTTCGCCTAGCTACTTCGTGATCTTTAGCATTCTCAATGTCCAAATCACGTTTGCGATAATGCTTGTTATCTTCACTCTTAATCTCTACAACGAGTTTAAGACTTTCGATATAAGCATCAGGAATGTAGAAATGCTTCGTTCTGTCTCTTGGAGAGATATAGTCGATCACAAATGGACACGGCATGAAGATATCTTTAGGATCCCAGTCCATCTGAAGATCCATAAATCTGATGAAGTCTAGCTCATAACTTCCAGTATATTCAAAGCTGCGTTTAGGATCCGAACTCCACTGGTATTTTCCGCTGATCTTTCGTCCAGCAAGCATCTTCTTTTGAACTTCAGGATCTTTAAGTAAAGTTTCCTTGCCATAAGTCTTCATCATGCGCTGAACGAATATCCTACGAAATTCTAGTCTTTCAGCATCATCACGGAGTCTTTCGTATCTTCCGGCTTGTTCATTCCAAGCTGTAGGCTTTCCACTTAGAATACTCTTTCCAAATTTGTTATTCTGAGGAAGACCATTTCTAATGTTAAACAACCATTGTTTAGTGGTTACACCTTTAGGAACACAACCAGGATGCTTATCTTCAATATGGTCTATTACCGAATCTAAGGTAACGTATGTTTTAGGACATATAGGGCATTTAAATTTTTTCATAATAGATCCGGTTTTAATCCTTTTATATTTCAATCTATAGTTTTTCTATAAGAACTATGAAAATTTTGTTATCCAACTCTATAATACAAGGTATAATTATGGCAGTAGAAGCTACATTTCAAATTAATGCAAAAAACAAGAATATCGTGATAGACGATATTCGAGCTATTGCTATCAGACTTAACAATCTTATAGCAAGCAAGAGTAATGGACTTCCGAACAACAGCGAAATCAACGCTGGAGTCCATAGTTACCAAATGGAAGAAGCTAATAGCACTAACTTAGCCTTAATTCGTGAGTCCATAAATGACGCTATCAGCAAGTACATAAAGGAAGGCTCTCCTTCTGTAAATGTCGCTTATGTTGATCCGCCAGAAGGATCTCTAGAACTCAGAAAGATGCTTCAAGTCAAAGTGACAGTAGCCAATACCGGGGCTACCGGATACAGCACCATTGTAATGAATTTAAGCCAAAGCTCTGGTCGTTTAGTAATGAACGACATTAACGTGGTATAAACAGTCTCATCAAACATTCTAATTGAATTAGCACCTAACCAAGGATAATCAATGTCAACTAGCGAAAAACTCACCATTCGCCGCAGAACAGCAGCTCCTAAGCCTGCTCCAGCTGCGGCCAAACCCGCAGTAGCTCCGCAAGCTCCTGCCGAAACTACTCCCCAAGCTCCCATTGCAGAAGCTGAAGCTGTTAAGGAAACTCCTAAGGAAGTAAAGCCTAAGGCTAAGTTGGCTACTCCGATGACTCCTGAACAGCTTGCACAGGCTGCACAAGATGAAGCAGATAAGCAAGAGATTGCTCTGCCGTCCTTTATGCAACCGGGCGCTCAGATTCGTCAAGTGGATCTCCGTGAGTATAAGAATTACAAACCGGAGCCTATCCGTGCAGCCATCGTGCTCAACAATCCTAACTTCAAGGAAGATGCTAAGCCTACTGAACCTGAAGTCACAGAGCTTCCTCCTGAAGCTTCTTATGTACCTCCGGAAGAATTACCGCTCTCTCCGTTTACAGGTGCTCCGCATCCTATCAAGGAAGCTCCGCCTGAAGAAGCCGCCCAACTGACTGAAGAAGTTCCGGTTACTCCGACTGAAGAGCATAATAAGGAACGTTCCGCTTTCGGTGAACGTGTAAACGTCCAGAAACTTGACCAAGGTCTTGCTGACTCTTTGGCTAGTAAGCGTCCGGGCCAGAGGAAGATCAACGAAAAGCAGTTCTTCGCTGAAGGCCATAAGGAATCTGTTATCAAGAATAACGATTTCGTGGAAAACAACCAGACTTCTAAGACTGTCTTTGAAATTCAAGATAACACTGCCTTCTTGGATCTTATCAACAAGGGCGAAAAGGCTGTTGAAGTTATTGAAGGCGATCCTGAATACGCACAGGCCGCAAGCCGTTCTGTGATTGCTGCGATTTCTTCTTACTACTCTGTAGTGCTGCTGCATTCTGGCTATCAGGCTAACTTCACTGGGTTGAAGTATCTTGGTAAGAGCCGCTTGCTGACCTCCGCAGAAAGTTTGTATCTTGATCGTCGTCGTCTGTACGAAACCATCTACAACCAGATCGAAAGTATGACTGGTGGTAAGCCCAGCTTTGAAAAGTGGCTGAAGATGACCAGCTTCCACGATACTGGCTCTCTCTTGTTCGGTGTCTATGCAGCCACCTTCCCGACCACTCAAAACTTTGAGGTTACTTGCCCGAAGTGCGGTAACAAGATGCAGGTTCCGACAGATCCGGAATCTATCGTTGCCGTGTATGACAAGGATGCTTACGAACGTGTTCGTGACGTGGTCAACTCTAACCCGTCTTCTGCCGACATCATCAAGAAATCTGCCTTGTCTAGAATTGAAGTGGTGCCTCTGGAACTGCGTCAGTCTGTCTTCTATATCAAGGAACCGTCCATTCAGGACTTCCTCGATGTGCTTGCAATCGCTACTCGTGAGCCTGAAATCTACACCAAGTACGAAGATACCTTCGAAAAGACGATGTATATCGATCACATCATGATTCCTGACACTGCTCACTATCAGCGTGAAGGCAAGGTTCGCTTTGTCAAGATCACTGAAAAGAAGCTGATTGTCAGGTTCATCGCTAACCTCGAAGATGATGAAGGTAACAAGATTGATTCTGTCATTGACAATCTCAACAATGCTTACGATGTCCGTTACGAAATTCCGGAATTCACTTGCAATGGCTTGCTGAAAGACGATAACGACAACTGGACTAGTGAGCCTTGTAAGCGCAAGATTGAGGCCATGACTCTGGATATGGAAAAGATCCTTTTTCATTACCTCCAGAGGAAAGCGGCCAAGCCGACGGAGTAAAACATAAACGCAAGACTCTGGCAGAGAAAAGATCTGACATCTTCCGGAAAGAAAACGACACTATCGTTAATATTCTTGAAAGATTTGATGGAAAGATCTCTCTGACAGAGATTCTGTCTATGGACATGAATAGGCTTTATGGTCTACTTGAAGCTAAAAACAGGTATGATGAAGCCAAGGCCAAGGCCGAAGCCAAAATAGAACAATCTTTAAATTCAAACAAAACATCCACCTAAAGGAACCTTATGGCAGAAGAAAAGGATAAGGACTTTTGGGAAGGTCTTCGTGGCGAAGATTCTTCTTACAAGCCTCAATTCAACGTATATAAGAATTTCCACAAATTCGAAATCCTTGAAAAAATTTCTGAAATCCTCTCCAAGACTTTTGGCCCTCATGGTAGTACGACTATCATTGAAGACCGTCAGATGCACCATGTTGCCACTAAAGATGGCTACACCCTTCTGAAGTATCTCACTAGTTCTAATGACCTTGAACGAGTGATCTTGGAATTCATCAAGCGAGCCAGTATGCGATTGGTTCGTGTGGTTGGCGACGGTAGTACTTCTGCCGTGATTGTCAGCGCAGAAATCGCAAGGAGTCTTAAGAAGTTTATGGAAGATCACCCGGAAATCTATACTGGTGATCTCATGAGCGCCTTGAGCACTATCAGTGAGCAGATTCAGGAACGTGTGATGAAGCACGCTGTTCAGATTACTGAAGACAATATGGAAAAGCTCTATGATGTCGTGCGAATCTCTACCAACAACAATCATGAAACCGCCCGTCTGATTACTGATGTCTACCGTAAGATCGGTAAGTATGGCGTGGTTCATGTGCAGCCCGGTGACTCTTACAAGACTTCCGTAGAATATAAGGATGGCTTCCAGATGTATCGTGGCTATTCAGATCCGATTTTTGCTAACCACAAGAAGGACGATCGTGAATACTGCGAACTCCAAAACGTCAATGTCGTTATGGTTGAAGGTGCCGTGACTGGCCGAGACATCGAAACTCTTAGCAAGATTATGACCTACATCTTCCAGAACAATCTTGGTTCGTTTGTCTTGATTGCCAATGATTACTCTCCGGACGTGATTGACTTTGCTCGTCAGAACATCATTCGTTCTAAGAATTCGATGCCTATCTGTTTCTGCGAACATGGTGTAAAGAGTAAGGAAGGCCGTAACCATTTTAGCGACATCGCAGTCTATAACAACTGTAAGGTTGTCCAGTACTTGTCTTTGGCTGAAAATCTTGACAAGGCTTTCTTGGATGCTAACGGCAACGTAGATGCTGGCATGTTTGAATATCGTGCCGGATTCTGCCGTCGTGCTGTGATTAAGGATCTTGAAGCTACATTCTTTGAAGGCAAGGGTCTTCAGACAGATGAGTACAAAATCCTTAAGGCTGATCTTCAGCGCCAGATTGCTGAACTCGGTAACAGCGAAACGAAGTATGACTTTGACCAACAGATTGCGGCCCTCAAGGTTCGTTATGGTCGTCTCTGTGCTTCTAGCGCTATTATCAGTGTTGGCGGCAAGAGCAAAGCTGAAATTGAAACCAATACATTCTTGGCTGAAGATGCCGTGCTGTCTGCCCGAAGCGCTCTTGAAAATGGCGTAATTCCGGCAGGTAACATCATGGCAGCTATGGTAACTCATCCTGAAGAAGTTCGTAATGAGATTGCTAATATAGTCGGCGGTACTGGATACATTACCACCGAAAATGCGCAGGATCTTGTCACGATGATTCATGACGCCTTTGTTCGTGTCTTCATGATCGTTTCCAAACTCAGCTTTGAAGACGTAGAAGGTCTCCTTGATCAGAAGGTTATCTTCAATGTGCGTACCCGCAAGACAGAACCTATCGATAACACCGTGGTGCTTAACAGCGCCCGTACCGATAAGGAAATCATTCAGGGCGCACTCAGCGTGGTTGGTCTGATTAGTACCTCTAACCAGTTCATCTTCGCTCCTAAACAGTTCTAAATCCTTAACAGGTCGGGAAGGTCTCCGGGCCTTCCCGCCTTTTTATTGTAGGTAAAGTATGAATTTCCATCAGTGGGCTACAAACCCAGTAGGCAAAGGTAGCGCCCAAGTTGCTAATCGTGGTGTTATCATCTTGGATCTTAGAAGACGTGCAGAAGGACGTGAAAGCTCTAAGGGTATCAACCTTGAAGTCTATAAGAAAGGACAGTCATATTTGTTATATTTTAAACTGCTGTCTGAGCATTGGAAAGATCTTTGGTATGACGTCGTGTTTACGCTGACTCCTCCGGAAGGAGTTGATGTGTCGCATGATCGCACTATTGCCAATTACGAAATGAAGATCATTTCTAATATGCCGTCTTTTGCTTACACTTACGCTTATGTAGCTAATGCTAAGGGCGAAGTCGTGGAATTCTTGAAGAGCAAATTCCCTAAGATCTTCTGGGAAGAGAAGCCTAAAGTCCGCAACCCAAGAGAAGAAATGGGTTTTGAAAAGAGTATTCTCTTGTGTGTATTTTACCTGACTTTAAAGAAGTTTCAGTATATAGACACCTTGGATAGGTTATCTAAGGGCGTTCCTAATCTTCCTGTTCTGTACAAGAAGTTTATGTCTTTTACTGACAAAATGAAAGACTATGATGCTAAGAAGAAAGCTCACCAAGCGGCTGTTCGAAAGAGTGGCGTACACATGACAAAGCATGGCGTAAAGCGACTCAGACAGAAACCGCTAGAGCCTCTGAAGTCTTCATCTTCCAAGGCTCCGAAGATGGCCTCTAGGCGCACATTGCCGCAGAGAGCAAGATAGTCTTTATATTATAAAGCGAACCCACCATGAGGTAATAATGGAACAAACCGAAAACACAGAAGAAATCAATGTCATGATGGAAGCCAAACCGGTGTTCGTGAAGATGAATCTTCATGAAATCAGCGGCCTTGGTGACCAATCTATCGATACAATGTCCTTCGGAAAGAAGCGTATCTATTCCGGAGTCTCTGGATCGATGGTTAATGACTGGAGTGATCTGGTTCTTGGGTATTATGAAACTTTCAACGTCAAGGATGAAAACGGTAACGATGTTATCGACCCGAAGACGGGAAAGCCTAAGACATACCAAAAGCTGATTATTCCTGGATTTGGAATTGATGCCTTGCTAGATTTGGCCAGCTTCAGATTGAAGAGCCAGTCCCAAGAAATCAAGAATCTGGAAGATCTCATATCCGAGATTGATTTTGTATTGAAAAGAAGCTTTGAATTCAGCTATCGTGTGTCGGATAGCGCTTACAAGATCAATATCGTGTACAATACGGACAATGAAGAATTGTGCTTTAAGCGTGAGCACGTTATAGCCATTCTGGCTTGTTCAAAGGTGTTTAGAATCAGTCTGCCGCTGCTCCTCAGCTTTATGGTAGACAATCCGGAATTTCCTGAAGATATCAACACGGTCATTTTGGAATACTTCCTTCATGCAATGGAGGAGATTCAGAAGTTCATCGGCAGACCTGTGAATCTTCACAATAAACTCCGTCGTTTGGTTGAAAGTCGTGTCTATGGAACAGAATACTCTGACACAGTGATCTGGGGTTATCTCCGTAACCTTGGAACCAACTCTGTTGAAGTTGTGCAGCCGTTGCTTCGCAAGCTTATCACGGATATCACTCCGAAGCTGACGATCAATGAGAATGTGATTAACTTGTATCACGTCGTTGTAAAGAAGCAGCTTCACTTCATGTTCCATGCTAATATTCCGCTTGAATATGAAAATGTAAACTCTGCCCTTGAGCCGGATGAAGCCAGTGTGTTTGATACCACTGTAGCCAAGTTCGCTCAGAATGAAATCTATCCGCCGCTGGTGGATCTTGCTTATAAGGACTTTGTTCGTAAGCTCCTGAAGGGTGTGGCCTCCGGAATTGAGGTTACAGATGATGAAGTCGAAGAGTACACCAAGGTCTTTATACCCAGCAAAGAAAAGAACTACATCTTCTTTGCTCTATACAGCAAGTATATCGAGGATCATGAAATCCTTTTCGCTCTCAATGAACGTCGCTACACTTATCTGACGTTACTGCTTCACAGGATCCTCTTGAAGTACAATATGCCTAATCTGGCTAAGATCATCATGAGCAATACGGATGATGAAAACACTGCAAAACTCAGCACGTCCAAGCTCAAGTTGACTAGGAAGTTTATGCAGAGTATTCGTGAGAGTCATGGGTATCAGGAACTCCAGAAGAATTGTTTCAAGTATATTTCGGAGAAATTCCAGCACAATAATACCCTGCTTGGCATTCTGGAAAATATTGCCAAGAACTCTAGACACTCTGTCTTCCCGAATGCCATTGGCGAGTACGAACAAATTACCATTGATGACGAGTCTTTGGCTAGCGAACTTCTTCAGTTGGCTAAGATCATTGTATGATAAAGGATGCTGGCCAATATCTAGACGATCTCATAATGTCGGTGTATACTGGGGCCACCAGCATCGACTATAATCGGACTCAGCGAATCATCAGATGCTTTGATTGCGGTGACTCTGACAAACAGGATCACGCTCATCTTGGCATTTCTCTGGTTCCTCCGTTTCTGTATCACTGCCATAGGTGCGGATTCGGAGGAGCCGTAAATGAAGAATTCTTGTCTAGACTCGGAATAAAAATAGACAAGAAGCTTCATGATATTCTGGCAGAGAACCGCAAGATCGTCATGACGGCGGCAAAGACTAAACAGCGCTCTGGATCTACTCTTGTTAATAGGATCTTGAATGGAGCGTTTGCAAGTCGAAAACTTCATCTTCCAAACTACACTGACGCCGATCGACAACGACCTAATTTCAGGTATCTTTGCGATCGATTTGGTGTAGAATGGACTCTAGAGGATGCGAAAGCTTTTAAATTAATTCCGTCCTTGAAGAGGTTTGGAAGGGCTAACTTCCTCCAAGAGTGGCCTGAAAAACCAGAGGTTTTAGATGTCCTTCATACAGACTATGCTGGATTTCTGGACTACGCCGGACAAGAAATTATCTTTCGAAGGATCGTTGAAAGTGAAAGCTCAAGATACTACGAGATAAAATTCTCTAAGGCTCCGTTCAGATTATACACTATCAGCAGGCAAGTTCCAGTAGCTACATCAAGGCTTCAGCTCATTTTGGCCGAAGGAATTTTTGATGTGATAGGTCTGTATAACAAGTTTCCTGAATTCCGTAATAATGCTGTCTTTGCAGCGATGCTAGGAAAGTATCCGGATAGCATTATGGACTTCTTCTTTAGACTTGGATTCTTTGCTCAAGACGTTATGATCTTTAAAGATAATGACGTGAATGACTGGAAATACATCAATGGAATAAAGAGATTGAATTATCCAAAAAAGCTTGGATTTACTGTCAAGGTTCTGCACAACGAAACAGGGCATGACTTTGGAATTCCGGCTAATGAGATCCGTCTGGATTCTGCTAGACGAATTTTATAAAAGAAAGGGACGTCTCACGATGTCCCGTTTTCTTTTTTGGAACATAGAAAAAAGAAGCGAGCCATGTAGGCTCGCTAAATTATACTACCAATCCGTCATTAACTTCAGCATTCGCTAAGTCATCAATTGTACGGAAGTCTCTAACGCTATCTTGGCCTGACTCTCGAATGAAATTCAGAATATCAGTCATTATAGGATAGAATATTGGATGCTTTTCTATTACTGGTGCTAGAACCTTGTAGTACTCTGCTCTAGAGTGCTCGCTGGATTCTGCTACTTTCTTGCCTACGATTTCTAGGACTGCGCCCTTAAATCTACTCATTGGAATATTACTATTGTAGCGCAATGGAGCTTTCGGTGATATCATTTTATAGACTTTCAACAGCGATCGCATCTGGAGATCAAAGAACTTCTTGTCAACTTCTGTTGGCAAGAAAGTATTTTGGAATCCTTCTGTGATCGCACGTTCCAGATTATCCTCAAATTTCTTCAGCCGAGATATTTCATCTTCCCAGTCAAGTTTCTTCCAGTCTTTGTATCTGATGTAATCTAAGACATTTTTATTCCACGGAACACTGTGGACTATTTTATAGACTGGTCTGTATTTGTCATATCCATCCTTCAAGAAGTACATTAATCGACCCCAAATTCGCTTTGGATCGATGTATTCGCCACTATCCCAGTACCCCGGAAGTGGAATATGCTGAGCCGAGAAGGTGTCTTTATACGACAAGGCTACCAGCAAAGCATTAACTTCCGCTGTTCTACGATCATTAAGGAACCTTGTGAATCTTGAGTATCCTAAAATCTTTATCATGAATTCAACTGGAACGGCTATACAATGAACGTCGTTAGTTATATTCAGCATAAAGTCTTTAGATCCCGGATCTAATTCCTCCACAAATGGGAAGAACGTATTTAGCAATTGCAAAGTCTTAAGGCTCCGAAGGGATTTGGATCTAATATTGATCGTAAAATGGAAATCTTCCGTCATGGTCTTAATATAGGCACCGGACTGTCTGCATTCCGAGAAACTGAATAACGGACTCAAGGTTTTGATCAATGCGTACACTTCAGAGATCGGATACTCTGTAACACAGTTGAATTTGGCCTCAAACCCAGTTAATAGAGATGTGCAGTTTTCCTTGTTAAACTTTTGGAATGGTCTGATCATCTCTGTCTCTAGGAATCTATACAGCTGATTACGATCATTGATAGGCTTCAGGTATTTGGTAAAACTCTGCTCCTGTGTAACCTTGAAGCTAACGGATAAAGCTTCGGCAGTTTCATCAGATGAGTAGAATTTAATAAACGCATTTATAACTGGAGAGTCTAAGAATTTCTTGTAATCAATTATCGAAGAATGGCTGTATTCCAATTTGTCTGATATAATTTCCTTGATCTTCTGAGATAACGCCTCATAAACTCTGGGACGGAGCGGGTCTGTACCTTTGCTCTCACGTATCAAAGCTTTAAAGATTCTAGTACAATCTTCTCTGGTGTACTTCTCTTTTAAGGCGTCATTCCCGATAATAATACTCCATAACAAGTATTCTGTCATTGGCAAGCGGACTTCGACATAGCTAGTATTGTAGTACAGTTGAACGAACATCTTTTCTTTCAATTCTAAGTACCGATCCGTCAGTGCTGATCTGTTGTCATTCAGAGTTCCACAAAGATTTACGGCGTAGCTCTTAATCCGCTCGCAAATGTCCTTTACGATAGTATCTGCTATTTCGTGCTTGCGATTAACTAGATCCAGATAATCTACAAGCATTTTACCAACATCTTCCTCTTCTTCTTCGCTATAGTTATCCCTGTTTTGTTTTTCTTTCCAGGCTTTAGCCATTGTAAAGAATAATGAAGAAGCATCAGAAATTTCTGTTACGATGTGTTTCTTGTTTTCTGAAGTAAGTCCAGATCCCATCGATTCTACAACATCTTTCAGGTTACGGAGTTTGGACAACAGCTTTTCGGATTCTTTAAGGATCGGAATTACCAAATCCGGATAAGCCGTAGCTTTATCGTATGATGTTATTTTTTCTGTGGTCTCGGCTACAATGCGGCTAGATGTTAAGATGTACTCAATAATCGTTTTGCTGGTAATCCGATCTGGCGACTTCAGATACTCATCAAAAGCTATCTTTTTCTGATCCATAGAATATGTAGCCTTATCCACCACCGTCGAATAAGAATTCAGATCGCCAATATCTACCAGCTGACCGTTGATAGAGTATCTGTAACTACTAGAGGATGACAGAGTAGAATCAGTCGTTTCATTAAGTACGGTAGCAGTCGTAGGTGTGATAGGTACAGTAGCTGTGCTGACCCATTGCCCGGTAGATACATCGCTCCAGCGCCCAGTTCTTTCGGCATGGCGTCTTTCAATCTCTTCAAGACGACGGGAGATTTCTTCTCGTGTTGCACGAGAATCTACCATGCCTATCAATTGCCTAGCAGCTTCGTTCATTTCGGATCGAGCGGCTACGTACTCTTCACGGAGTCGATAGGATCTATCAAGACGTCTGGCAGCTCTTTCAAGTCGGCTACCGTATGTTGTTTCTCGGTCTTGAGTGACCGGAGGGATCGTACTGTCGGCTTCAGTAATCTCATGTGGCTGGTCATTTGGCACAGTTGCTATATTGCTTAATACTTCATTAGCTACCGATTCATCGTTAGGGCTTACCGGCTCTTCAGGAAGGTTATCGTAAGTATCTTGCTCAATATTTGGAACATCTGCGTCCGAATAAATTTGTTGAAAAGTTTGTTCTTGGGTGCTCATAATTTCCTCGAAATATTTTCATAAAATAATATAATGAGAAGCCCGAAGGCTTCCCACATAGGTAATAAAGATTACGCCTTAGAATAAAAGGCTAATTTAGCCTTTGAGATTCTATCATATCGACGAGCTTGGACTTCTTTGTCGCTCATTAGATATTCTCCAGATGCAAAAATATCTCGACCATATTTTTTCAATTCGCTGTATATACGGTCATAAACACTTCTTTCATCTGGAGATAGCTCGTTCTTATTAGTCTTACCAATGCTCTCTAGATATTTAAGACAAGGTTCAGAAACACCTTTAGCATTGCGTTGTCGTTCTTTTTTAAATTTCTCAAGTGCCGCAGCATCCTTATACATTCCGTTTTCGAAGATATTTATATGGTACTTGCGATTAAAGTATTCTATACGCTTGTATGCTAATGTTTCTTCGTGAGTAAGATCTTTAAGTTTCTTACCTATAAAGATAAGATATTGGGCTGCTGGCTTATCTTTCTTGCGATTGCTATCTGATAATCGTTCTATTCTAGTGCCATAATTAACATTATACTTTCTATCGCACCATTCAAGATTAGTGTAATGGTTATTAGCTTTATTTTCATCTTTGTGATTTATTTCGTTAAAATGTTCCGGATCTGGATTTGGGATGAAAGCTTCGGCTACTAGCCTATGAACACGCAAGGTGCAACCAAGTACAGTTACTACTTTATACCCATTCCAGGTAGTTCTTTCTGGCAATTGCACATAGTCGCCAATATGAAAATTGGTACCTTTGTATTGCCTTGAAACTTTAGTAAAGATTCGACCGTCTGGATATACTTCTATATCTTTACTTTTATTTCCTAATACTATAGAAAGAATAACACTATTCATAAGAATCTCCTTATTGGTAATTTCCAATAAGGAGTTATTTCACGAACTATCTTTTACGTCTATTGACACCAGATCTTTCTCCTATTAACTGACAAATGTTGGAAGCTCCTTATCTTCTCAAGTAACTCATTGCGTTCGCTTTCAGCTTGCTCAAAAGTTCCCATCGAAAGTTCGAGGTCTGCCATACTAGTATTAATATTGGTAAAGACTGTCCTCAATCCAAGAATATCGAGCTTTACATCGCAACGAGCCAGCTTGAAAATGGTTTCACGAAGACCCGGATGAAATTCTGTAAAGTCAGAATGGGCCACTTTCAGCTTCAGAGCGATCTTGTTCTCATTGGTAGACGGAGGAATCGGGGTGATTCGTATCTTATTAGGAGGTACGAGCTCTGCGCTATACGGGATTGTAGTATAGCCGGACACTTCAGCCTGAAGCCACGCCAACACAAATTCATGTGGGCAGATCTGGAAGCTACGATCATAGAAGTCGTAGGCCCCGGACTGGCCAAGGGTAGACATACTTAGAATGAGCTCTGCGCCTATCAGCTGTGTTGGAGTATTGATGTAGAACAGACCACGCTGGTTATCGACCATATCCTGCTGAGTATCTACAATATAACCAATAGTCTTAGGGAAATAGATAGACAGTGTAGGTAGAGTTTCGTCTTTTAGGATCTTGGCAATAGCGTCATTGTCCAATTCCAAACCACGAACAGATGCCCCAAGACGAGCCTTAACGTGATTGATAATCTTTGAAGTGGTAAACCATAAATCTTGCATAATAACCTCTTTCAACGTAGAGTTTTGAACAAAAAAAGAAAGCGCTCTTTTGGAGCGCAATCCTTTTTGATACTAGACCTCTTGGATGTAAGGAGTAAAAAGGATCCTCAAGAATTCCTTGTGGTCGTAGAAATTGATAAATCCACCGGACTTGTCAAAGCTAGCAGACATCTTTTCCAACGTGTCGGCTCGGCACTGAAGCCCCTCATCATCTTTGTGCTGATCAGCTTCGTACTTTGCCTGAGAAACAGCTTCTTTTACTTGCTTCTGTAGCCACTCGGTGTACATTACCGCTTTCTGCGGCATTTCGATATTAGGCATCTTGTACCTCCATTGTTAAGTGCCATAACTTAATATATCTGGACACCATGAAATTCTACGGGGTTAAGGACTAAGCTTTCGCTTAGTCCGTTAAAAATCTTTTGCTAGCCTTTAAACTTCTCTTTCTGCATTTCGTTCATCTGACTGATAATCATGTCTAGCTTGGTGTTCATGATGCCATCGTTCTTAGCTCTTTCAGTTTCGGCTTTAGATAACGATTCCTTAATAGCATCAAGCTTTTCAGGAAGCTGTTCCAACTTCAAAACTCGTTCTTCGAATCTGGCGAGCCTTACACCATATTCTTGAACAGCTACGGAGTTCTTGTCGACGGCTTTGTTTTTCTCTTCGAGAGCGGTAATCCGGCTCTCGAAGGCTAGTGCTTTTTCTATGCTTTGCCCTTGGGATTTCACGGTGGCCTCCTGCGAAGAAACTTTGCGATCAGCAAGTAATCCTTTCACAGCACCAATCAATCCAGCCAACCCAGTGAAAATTGCTGCTATGATTAAAGCTATCGCAGGGCCATTCAAGCTACCTTCTGCACCTGTCATCGCAACACCTCTCTTAAAATGGATTCTGTGAAAGCACGGCGGGTTTTAAATCCGATTACCGAAGGCCCCTTGCGAGCAATAATGCCGCCAGGAGTTACGGAAACGCTATCTGGAGTACCTTCAAGGAGGTCTTCTACCATTGCAAAGCTGTTTCCACCTTCAGAAGCTAGGGCTTGTTCGATATCACGACGATCAACCTTGACTTCAACATCTTCGCCATCTACCTTGGAATTCAAGATGCTCTTGATGAAGTCAGTTCCTTCGTTTGCATTGACCATAGTGGCACCGTAGTTAGAAGGATACGGCACCCAGTCGTAAGTGAATATCTTGAGATTCTTTACAACAAAATGCCTGTTTACACGTTCAAGATGGTGGATACCACGCATAGAGAACGAGAGGATCTTGTCTTGATCAACACAGCCTTTCATAAAGTGGCCGGGTTCATTACGAGAGGAAAGAATCTCACCATAGAAATTATTAGCCTTACGTTCGACACTGCAAATGCTATGAGAGACCCTGCTGGTATCCAGCCAAAGTTGGCGCTCAATTTTAGGAGCTAGAGGATGGTTAGCTTCCCCAAACCAAGTACCAGTACGAAGTTGTGTCTGAATATGTTCTTCCTTCAGAGCTGCTTCAATCACCGCACTAGGATAGATCTTCTTATTGCGGTTGAGAATGTCACCTTCTTGCAAGCAAGCTTTAAACAGAACATCTTGGTCTGTTTCCTTGATGATAGAAGGTTTCGAACTCGTAGAAGCGCTCTGGGACAAATAAATCGGAGTCTCAGAGGCCATAAATAATCCTTGAAAAAATTTCAATAAGAAGTTTTTGCAAAGATCTATAAAAAAGAAAGACACCTATGCGATGTCTTTCATGTATCTTTTATTTGCGTGCGATTGTCTTTGAAGTTCTGGAGGAACAGGTTCTCCAGCTTCTTCTAGCTTTTTTCTTTCTTTAAATCTCATCAACTTTTCGGCATTTTCTTCGTTAATTCTGTGTCTTCCACATTTTTTAACCTGTAACTCTGGAGGGAGTTCCAGTCCGGCAGCTTTGAAGCGTTTTCTCCAATAAAAGCGATACAGAGAGTTCTCTAATGCCTTGGCGGGATCGTATTTGCCGATCTTTGCTATTGAAAGCGGAGACGGAACCCTTGGAGGTTTAACAGGTTCAACAGCCTTCTGCTGTTGATTCTTGAATTTGTCGGGATTTGCTTTCTTATAGGTTTCTTCGAAGACACGTTTAAACTGCTCTTCTTGTTTTGCAAGAAGAGCAGCACGTTCGTCAGACAGTTTTGCTTTCGCTAACTTCCTTTCCATCTTTGATTATGTCCTTGAATTCTTGTTCGTTTAGTACACGAATAATTCCGGCGGCCTTAATACGGCGATACCCCATCAAGAAGATCTTTTTGAGAGAATCCGTAAATGGACTTTCCGGAGTGAATTCCAATCTGAATCCGGTTTCCTCATTCTCGTCTACATAACCAGCAAGATTGATCTTCTGAGTGCGAGTATGATCAGGATCGTTCAGCGGCATAAACAAGACTTTGAATTCAAAGTGATCTTGGAAGATGCCCTTCTCAAGATTTTTGCTTTCAACAGCCGGATTAATAATCAGAAATTCAGCAAAGTTTTTAAGGGCCTCTTCGCTTACATTGATCTTGTCAGGCGGGAAGCTCTGAATGTAGCTAATTCCAGCCGGAATTCCGGCAGCAGGATCTGCCTTCTGAATGGTCTTCCTGACAAAGCTTCCATTTGGAAGCTCGTACAATGTAGTTTCGATGAAGTCATTAATTGTCTCGTTCATCTATAGCTCCATAGAAATCATAGTAAAACTTTTCAGCAAAGTAGCACAGCCGACGTATGCTTCTTCCTGCAAAAGTCTTTTCAAGGTGGGTGACTACAACTAAGAAGTAGAAAATCATAACCACTAATAGCATAACTATATAGATCGGCAGAAGTATGATTCCTGCTAATTTCTTAATGTCTGATCTCATAATTTACTCCGTAGGGAGTTCGAGCTTGCCTTCAGGTGGCTCAGCAAACTGCTTGTTGGCTTCCACGAATTCATGACGCCCAAGGCGACAATGCTTGAAGTATTCGGGGAATGTTTCATCAAGAAGTTTACACTCCTCTTCAGAACATTTCCACTTGGCTCCGATAATGTATTCAGTTCCATCAGGATTCGACGTCACCAGATCCATTGCGATCCAGCAAAGTTCCTTGCCATCCAGGCTGTTAACGGACACAATATGGCATCCGCCCTTGATCTTAAGACAGGACAGATCAATTCCAAATTCTTTCGTAGAGTCGTAAGTTGCAAGTTCGTTGCAATCTTTATCAACAACACGGCTGATCTTTAAACCGTTAGCAAAGATCTGACCGCCGTTAGTCTTTTCCAATACAATATTCTGGGTATCGTTAGGATGGAATTCAACTAAAAAGAAAGGCTTTGTTGTAAGTTTCATGATGTTCCTTGGATTAAAAAGAAACCGGGAGTCGCACAGCAGCAACGACTCCCGGCAATAATAGGTTAAGAAGCTCTGAGCTTAGTGCTTATTTTCGTTGTCTGACGGTTCAAGCTTTAATCCGAGGACAGTAAAGTAAGCTTTCAGAAGCTCCTTGACCGTGGAGTAAGATCCCTTCTTGACTTCAAGATTATGACCGGGTTCCTTCTGAAGAAGTTCGCTGATAAGCTGTTCTCGATCTGCCTTGTTACTGCTGTGGAAGTCCAGCATTTCGAAAACGCTCTTGTTGTCATTAATCAAAGCCAAGTTTGCAAGTTCCTGCTCACCAAGGCGGACAGGAGTATTGCTGTATGGGCTTAGCCTATTGCGATAGTTACGATTAGCCTTGTTCGGAACACCCTTCTGGTTAATCTGGCCACAAGAACGGACACTCATCTTAGAGCTCGGTTCATGACGCAGTTTGATGAAGTACATATAACCAAAAGTCATCGGTGTTTCAATGCCCTTGAACTTGGTCGTAGTGATGCCAAGGGCTTCACGAACATCCATGAGCTCTTCGAACTCAATGTTTCCAAAGAAAGGAGGCATGTGAACCGGAACACCCTTCTTATAGAAGTCATCTACAATTGCATCACGGCTGTCTTCATTTTCTTCGATGAATTTGCAGATACTTTCATACATATCGAAGCCCATGTTCATCAAAAGTTCCTTGAGCTTTTCAAGCTTGGTCTCGCTATCGGAGTTGCGCCATCTGTCAAGCCACTGCTTGACGATAGCTGTGATCTCTAATTCGTAGAGACACCCAGGGTTAATTCTATTAAGAACACCCAGAGGGTTCAAGCATACTTCGGCTCTTTCGCCATCTTCGGTTTCCGGCATTTCAACATCAGGTACAATCTTAACCGGAACAAATCCTTCCTTAGAGTCTTTTTCAGGAACGATCGTACTAATTACCATTTATCTTTAAAAGGTTCGCAACACCTTTCCTCTATTTCTAGAGCTTTGTATTTCTACAAAGATGAGACTATATCTTCACCCTTTCGGGGCCATCCATTTCGAGCTTGCATATGCTTCAAGCCCTACTCCCTTTCGGGATAGTCGTTGAACGTTGAGCTTCTAATTTCAATTCCTTTCGGATCTTTCGTACATATCCGTTAGTAACGAAAAATCCCGCAGTCTTTGCTATGACCTGGACTTGCATTCCAGATTTAAGCATTTCTGCAATGGTATTTCGCTGTTCCTCTGTATACATTATACGTCTCTTATACATACTATGAGCGTGTTCTACATTTTCTTTTGCAGTGCACCACTCAAGATTTGATAAGTAGGAATGCGTTTTTACACCATCTTTATGGTTGACATAATTCTTTCCTTCTTCTTTTTCAAGGAAATATTCTGCCACCAGTCTATGGATAAAGAAGTCTTTTTGTTTATCATTAACCATAAGCTTGACTTTTAGATAGCCATCAAGACCTTCACGAGTAATCATGATTCGGCCTTTTGTATCGTTTCGTACTCTTCCGTATTGACTTATGGAGTAATCTGTTCCAATTATCTTTTTCTAGATTTCTCCAATCTCATCTTTATCGAAATATTGTACTTCTCGTTTCTTTAAACCCATGCGAACAACTTTGTGCTCGATAGATCTAATTCCACGATTAAGAGCTACAGACAGCTCTTTATTAGTCATTTTCTTAAAGTTGCTGATTAAGAATTTTTCGTCTTCTTTTGTCCAAGACTCTCTCATTAGAAGCTCCTTCGCTGCGGATTGTCCAATACTCAATGCTCTTACCTTACCTCCATCTTTCTTGGAGGACTCTGTAATTAAACAGTCGGTGTTTGAGTCTTAAGGAGTTTCCCGCAATTAGAATGGTTACATTTAAATGTTTCCATTTAAAGGAGCATTAATTTCTACCCTTTCCACCATCATTTATGTTCAGGTTAAGTCGTTAATTTAACCCCGTGGATTAAACCACTGCTCTAACTATTATGCTAGAGATCAGACTATATCTTTCTCCGTTTAAACGGAGACCTTCCATTTCCGCTAACTTTAGCGTACTCTACTAGATTCCTCACTTTGGAGGTCGTTCGATAGTCGTTGAGCCTTCGTCTATTAGGTATAGACGCTTGGTTGCTGATTAACTGGATTTATATTCCAGCATCCCAGCAGTTAAGAAGGTTTTCATTAGATATTACTATCTAATGCGGCAATTATTTACCGATTGGTGATTTTGGATCCGATCATAGCTGGACGCTCATCAACAACTGTGACCTCGATAACCATGTTGTCAAAGCTGTTTTCAGAGAGCCACTTCTTCTTGGAGCTATCGTCTGTATCGATACTATCCTTGGCTCTGGTATACGCAAAGGAAGCGTCAGCCGTCAACAATCCTTGTTCACGATACGGAGCCAGAGTCTTCACAAGTTCTTCATCATAGGCCTCTTGCCTGAAGATAAGATCCCTGAGCTGTTCGTATACCGGATCGTTCAAATCTTCTGCATCACGGTTGCAATAGACAAAGATATCGTCCACTACACCATGACCGTAGTAAATTGAGTCTGTGCTTGCGATCTTACACAGAGCCTCATCGTTCAACTGGTTAGCCATCGTCATGTTAACCATACGACGACGACCACAGAGAATGCCACCCTTAATTTCTTCGCCGATCTTTGGCAATCCCTGATAAGTCTCCTTATCTCCATACAAATTTAGGAGAAGGTCGTTGCTGTTCACCGGGATTTGATACTTAGAAACCGTGGCATGAGACAACTTCTTAGCAGCCGTCTCAGATAGCACAATACTATCTTCAAAAGTCATACCAGCATTGGCATAGTACACAGTCTTCAAGTTTACTCCATACTTGAGATTCATGCACTCGTCATACGCTGTAGAGTTGGACAGGATCGTGCCTTTATTAATTTCTGTGATATTTTCCCAGTTTTCAAGGTCTGGGATTTCATTCTTGTATCCATAGTCTTCTGTCAAGTTGGTGGCAGTGGACAGCTGGATTACATCTACCTTTTTAGATTCTTTGTACTGTACAATCACCGAATAACGCCTAGCGTTTCGTGCGATTACCTTCAAGACGGTACAGTCTTCCTTCATCCT